CGATAGTATCATCGAGTGCTTCAACAAGATCTGTTACTTCTACGTCAATGTTGATGTCATGTTCCATGTTTAGGCTCCTGTTGTTCTGCGTGATTGAATTATGTCTTGCTCAGATTGCCACTCAGAGAGTAGTTCCTGCGCTAACTCATTGTCTGAACGTGACTCTAAGTATGAGACATAGGGTTGAGTGTACTCAGGAGAGATTTCTCCTACTGACAAGTGATTATTGAGAGCATCCTCACAGTTAACTCTGAGTTCACGCTCTTGTAGTTCGACAGAAATGTCTTGAGCAAGTGCTTCAAGTTCTCTGTTAGACATGTTAGATATATTCATAGCATTCTCCTTGGTTGAAAAAAAAAGGAAGGAGACCCCGTAGAGTCTCCCTCCAGTTAGACTAGAAGTCTGTGGAAGGTGAAGTTTCAGTAGTATCTTCTGTCACCATTACATCGAAGTCTTCAACTGGTGTATAAGCCACTAGATTAGTAACTTGTACAGCAATAAGAACAGACTTACGACCAGACTTTCCTCCAAAGTTCCAATCATAGGAATAGACCATAACATTACCTACAGATCCGTTACCTATGTCTGCTTTGATAGGATTCTTTTCGTTATCGACAACACGAATAGCGTTCTTCTTACCTTCCTTGTTCTTCTCAGGACGAGTAAGATTAAGACAGAACATGCCTTCATTTAGCTTGCTCTCACGAATATTTCCGTATTGAGACATTTCCGAAATGCGATCTTTGGTAAACTCTATTTGAATATCAAACAGAACTTTATCATAGTCATTCTTAACCGCCTTGTGTACTTTAGCATAGTTAAGGTTTACATTACGGATGATTGTTGTTGAGTTAGCCATGTGGCAACCCTTTCTGCGCTGTGCGCTTTGTTGAGCATGATTGCTCAGTAGGACATCAGTGTCCTTTAGAAGGCATGGAAGGGAGAAACCATGCCCTCAGAAGGCTACTGCTGTAATGCAGCTTGAGCTTCTTTTAGTGATGTATACACAACACCATTGACTACATAATAAGTCATAGCTATACTCCTTTCAGTTTAAGTTTAGCGGCCTTGCGGTCACCCTTGTTAGCAATGCGTTTAAAAGGCTTTGTAGATATGCCAGAGCCTTTGCGTTCGATAAAGTCGTAAGACACAGCCTTGTGAGCTTTAGACATAGGTTTAGGCATTTAGTCCTCCTTGTTATGAGCAACAGACTTAATGTCTGCTGTCAGCTTAAAGATCTCATCGAAGTGCCTTGCAGCTTCCTCATTACGACCTGCCATTGCATGACCTGCCATGCTACTTAGATGTTCCCGAATAGCCTCTGCCTTTGAACAAATAATATCAGCTTTAGTCATTTAGTCCTCCTTGGTTGCAAAAAAAAAAGAAGGAGCCTTTACAGCTCCTCCTCGTCTTCGTCGGGATCAACACAGCAACCAACTACGCCACAACCACGTCCAGGAACGTAGTCTTCAGGCGAAGAGAAGCCATAGTACTCCCAATCAGGCAAGTCACGATCAGCTTCCGCAAGTTCAAGCTCATCCTCCAGATCAGCACGCTGGTAAACAAGCGCCTCAAGCGACTCCTTAATCTCAGCGATACGAGCAGCACGATCATACGCCTTAAGCTCAGCCAACTCAGCCGTACGCTCCCGAACCCCAGCAGCAGCAAGGTCTATCTCGCTGGCGCAGGAAACCCCACAGAACCACTCAGACGAAGACCAGCCAGACCGAGTAGCAAGACGCACAAAAGCACCGGAGTCACGAGCAGACCGAAGAACGGAAACAAGAGACGACACAGCCGCAGGATCAGCAGACCCAACACGGCAGGTAAGAGGCACAGGAGACCCCGACACAAAGACCAAGACAGAAGACGAAGAAGAACACCAGCCCAACGAAGACACACGGACAGGCGAGGACCAAGAAACAGAAGACAAAGGAGAAAGGCAAGAAGGAAGAAAAGACATAGCAAACACCCCACAAAAAAGGAAAGGAAAGAAGCCCCACAGAGGAAACAAGGGGGGCCAAGGAACCCAGGAAGGGTACCCAACAACACGCCACATCTTTTTTATACATAGACAAAGGGTTAAACACACCCTTATAGGACAATATTGAGGAATCCTACAATGAACAATAAACGTAAGCTAGAGCTAGCCAAAGAACTAGCTAAACGTAAACAATTACAAGCGTATAAAGATGATTTTGCTCTCTTTTCTAAAGAACAAATCAGAATTATTACGAAGAATGCATCCCAAGGCTTTGTTCCCTTCGAGTTCAACCAAGCGCAATCCATCATTAATGGAAAATTAGAAGCGCAACTACAGGAAACTGGGAAGGTTAGAGCAATTGTTCTCAAAGCGAGGCAGCAAGGCATATCTACTTATTGCGCCGCTAGAGTTTTTTGGAAGACATTCTTCACCCCCTATACTAGGTCAGTGGTTATGGCGCACGATAGCGCTACCAGTGATGCTCTTTTCAATATGTCGCGTAACATTATCGATAATATGAAGGAGCCGCCTACCTTAAACAAGTCTAATGCCAAAGAGATTCTATTTGAACATAACAAAAGTGGATACAGACTCTACACGGCGGGTGCTAAAGAAGCAGGACGAGGAACTACCCCTACAATTGCCCACTTATCGGAAGTGGGGTTCTGGCAATTCGATGAACAAATCCTCGCAGGATTATTTCAGGGGATTTCTCAAGAAGACGGAACTGAAGTAATCCTAGAAAGTACCGCCAATGGTGCTTCGGGGGAGTTCTATCGACTATATCAAGGCGCTATGAGAGGAGAAAATGAGTATATTCCCATTTTTCTACCTTGGTTCATCACACCTGAGTATCGTAGAACAGCACCTGAAGAAATGGAACTCACAGAAGAAGAGTGGGAGCTACTAGAAAAGTATGACCTAGACAACGATCAGCTTTATTGGAGAAGACTTAAAATAGGAGAGTCGGGGGAGCGAAAGTTTAAGCAAGAATACCCCAGCAGTCCTGAAGAAGCCTTCCTAGTTACTGGAAATAGTGTCTTTGATCAAGAAAAAATAAACAGTATACAAGTACAGGCTCCAGACTATGTTAGAGAGTTTGATGAACATAGTAATTACTTCGAAGATGCTAGAGAAGGCCACCTAGAAATGTGGATTCCACCTAGTTTTGACGATCGTTTTATTATTGGGGCAGATGTTGCCCTTGGGGTAGGTCAAGACTATAGTACAGCTGTAGTTCTTAACAAAGATAGGCAAGTTTGTGCGCTTTTTAGGGATAACTTTATAGATCCTAGCAACTTCGGTGATATTCTTTTCTACCTTGGTAGGTATTTTAACAATGCGCTACTAGCTGTAGAGAGTAACAGTCTAGGTATTGCTACTCTTAACCGTCTCAAACAGATGAACTATATAAACCTATACTATCAGACCAAAGCGGCTAACCTACTAAATGAAGAGGGTGGTAAACCCGGTTTCAGAACTACAGTCTCTACAAAACCTATGGTTATAGGGAATCTTAAGAGAGCTATTGAAGAAGATGATATAGGTATCTATAGTGATACTATAGTTGGGGAGCTAAGAACTTATGTTGCAGCAGAAAACGGAAGCACTAATGCCCTCTCAGGAAACTTTGATGATACTGTTATGGCTCTTGCAATCGCTTTCGAAGCATACAGAACACACCAACATAGATTAACTAACGATACGGTTTCCTGGAAGGACCGAATTGGCCCTATTGTGGAGGAAAACACTCAATGGCTATAAGAGGTGATGATAATCATCCCGGATTAAAGAATCTTATTTCTATAGGAAGTTCGGAGATGGCTGATGAATATCGGCGTAGAGGTCTTGAGACCCGCAGAAAGAATAAAGAGAAAAGAGAGCTAGCTAAGCAGACAATTGTCGCTATGAAAGAGCTAGGCGATGAGGCACCTGACGCTATGGCGGCACTAAACTATGTTTTAGTACAAGCTATGGAAGAAGGTGATACTGAACAGATCGTTAAGGTAGCAAGTATACTCGCTGAGTATCAACAACCAAAACTATCGCGTCAAGACGTTACACAAACAAACCTAGACGCTTCAGACTTGTCGGACGAAGAATTAGAGGAAGAAATGCAAAAGCTTTCTCTACAATGAGAATTCCTTTAAAATATGGCGATGAGTATGATGCGCTCACTAAGGCTAAAAATTATTATCATTGGAGGCCAGGGCAAAGAAAGCGCATTAAACGTGGCTATAATAAAAGAATAAGAAAGCAAATAAAACTACCGTTGTCCTCACCTAGTCTGGGCCGCTAGGGGTAGGAAAGGCCCAACTTATTAGGAGGAAAATATGTTAGAGTCAACTATAATAGAAGCAATTAAAAAACACGCTGAAGGAAACATTGCGTTACACTCAGCAAACGTAGAAGTATATCTTGCTAACCCTGCAGGTATTGGAGAACACTCTGATATTATGGAAGCTATTCAAGCAGAGCTAGATGAAATTGCAAAACATACAGATAGGATTGAAGCTATTGAAGCGTACTTCTAAACGATGGTTTGATATGGAACGATCAAAGAAAAAAGATAGTTCATATTCTAGGAAAGAATACAAAAGTCCTTTACTTAAAGGGAGATATTTTTATGTCAGTAGAGACGTTCTTAAAATGGAAGATACTCCCACGACTAATGATGCTAGCTAGCACTATAATGTCTTGGCGTTGCGCTGAATGGTTTATGGCTTTGCCAGATCCAACAGGCGCACAATCAGCTTTCGTTTCAGTAGTCATGGGTGTCATGACAGGCGTATTCGGAATATGGATGGGTCATGAACAAAAGTAGCCCTTGTGTAGGCGTATGCACGTTAGACGCAATGGGCAAGTACTGTGTAGGCTGTGGTAGAACACTAGACCAAATAATGTTAAAGGGGAAACAATATGCCGCCAAAAAATCACAAGGATTGGTTAAAAAAGCCTAACATTGAATATATTAACTCAAAGATTTATTCAAGCAATGACTTATATAAACAAGAAATTGAAAAAATATTTTCTAAAGTATGGGTTCCTGTATGTCATGAAAGTGAACTACCTGAAGTAGGGCGTTATCGCACTTCACAAATTGCACACAAGAACGTACTAATAGCAAACGAACCAAGCGGCATTCAAGTTTATCTTTACCACAATCCCGGAATTATTAAAGTAGCAGGTAATGTAAAAGACTTAGATTATGCTGGTTGGGATAAGCTACATACAGAAGTAAACTACGGTGGGATGGTATGGACTACACTAGATCGAAACCCTAGTCAAAGTCTAGAGCAATGGTTAGATGGCGCGTTTGACTGTATTGATGATGCTATTAACACTGAACCCTTAGAGGTATTTCACTACCATAAAGCTGTTATTAATACTAACTACAAGCTATGGCATGATACTAATAGTGAGTTTTATCACGACTTTATGCACTATCATAACAGAGTAACTGGCTTTAATGACGCTTACTTTGCTCGTAAAAACATTCCCTTTAAAAACGGACATGTTAATGTTAGTAGCTTTACAGTACAATACGAAGAATATGAAGGCTTTGAAGATAGAGGTGAACTCTCGTTTCCTAACCTACCTCCCAACCAATGGTATATGGTAGACTTATTTCCAGGCTATAACTTTAATCTTCGTGGCAGTGCCTATCGCTCAGATAGTATAACACCACTAGGTCCTAATAAAGTACTTATTGAGTTTAGAGGTTATGGTCTTAAGAGTGATAGCCCAGAAGACAGAGCTACTAGAATTGAACACCATAACAGTATCTGGGGTCCATTCGGAAGAAACCTACACGAAGACCTTATTGGTGTAGCTGGGCAAGGGACAACTATGCGTCCTGGAACTGAAGACAGACGAATACTACATGGTAGACACGAAGGTGGAACTATTCACGATGAAGTAGGTATGAGACACTATTACTCTGAGTGGTCAGATTGGATGGGCGTTAATGCTCAAACAGGAGAGGCGGCATGATTGAAAAAGGTGGAGAAAAGTTTAGCGGTTATAATAAACCTAAACGAACACCAAGTCATAAAACTAAATCACACGCAGTGTTAGCACGTAGCGGTGGCAAAGAAAAACTTATTCGATTTGGTTCTCAAGGCGTAAGCGGTAGTCCAGATGGAAGTAAAAGAAATAAAGCGTGGAAAGCAAGACACGCGGCTAATATTAAGCGAGGTCCAATGAGTGCAGCTTATTGGGCTAATAAGGTAAAGTGGTGATATGGCTTACAAACCTGGAACTGAACCTGGATCTTCAACTTTCGGTAATCGTAGAGATAAAATAAATGAAGATATATTTGATCTAGGAAAAACAGTAGCTGAAACCTTTACACCTTACGGGGACGTACAAACAGCTAAGGACGCAAATAAAGCCTTTCAAGAAGGTAGATATCTAGATGCCGCAGGTAACGCAGCTTTAATTGCTGCAGGCTATACGCCGCTTGGACCACTAGCTAGACCAGCAGGTCGATTAGCTAAGCGAGCAATGCGCGATAAAGATATGCTATTACCAGCATTAACAGATAAAGACTATGCAAGTATGGTTGCTAGAGAAACACTTATGGGTAAAGGACCAATTGCAGGTAAATCTGTAGGTGCAATGTCTATAGATGACTTAGTAGCAAAAAGAGCAGAAATAATGAAGCAAGCTACAGAAGATTACGGTGAAAGAATGGGTGCAACTATACATAGCACTAATTATGCTGGTCCATTAGATGTAAATAACTTTAGATATAAAAAACCTAACATTCCAGGAAAAAGTAATGAGTATGGAATCTTTACACATTCTCCTACAGACCCAACAGATTATGGTAAACGTAAGTTTGCGGTATTATACAAAGATAAACCCGGAAACTATGTAGCAGGTAAACAAGACACAGAGTCTGATTTCAGTGAAATATTTATTCCTGAAAGAGCAGTTGAAGATATATTTGAGATAGATTAAAAACCCAGGAGCGGTAAATGAAAACAGGAAGCTATCAACAAGTTAAAGCAGTAACCCCTATTAAGAAAACAGGTGAACGTAAAACACCGCTTTCTCAACCGGGTAGTAAAGGCTTTAATCAAAAAACTATGGAAGGCAGTAAACCTCTCTATAGCGGAACAGGCGGTAAGTACTAATGGCTGGTTATAAGTATAAAGAAGCTGTTAGTGACGAGCAATTAATTAATCTTATTGACCAAGGAATTCAAAACTCTACAGGTGATTGGCTTAACAGCAGTGACCTTACTAGAGAAAGGCTTAAAGCAACCTATGAGTATGCTGGAGTAGCACAAGAACATCTTACACCACAAGGCGTAAGTAGCATTGTTGACACTAGCACTACAGAAGTAGTCGAGGCTTATACAGCAATTCTTTCAGATTTATTTCTCAATAATAATAAAATTGCACGTTTTATTCCTTATGATGATACTCCTGGGGCATTTAAAATTGCTAAAGACGCAAGTAACCTAGTTAACTATTGTATTTTTAAAAAGAATAAAGGCTGGGAAATACTACAGACTTGGATGAAGTCTTCACTTCTTTGGAAGAATGCAGTAATCCGTTGGGATTATGTTGAAGACTTTGATTACGTTATGGAAGAGTATGAGGAGATCGATGAAGCTAAGCTTGACGAGATCCTTGCAGATGAAAATCTAGAAATCGTCAACGAGCTTACGCTCAATCCAATGTCAGAGAATATCTCTTATATTGATGTACGCCTCCGTAAACGGATAGATAAGAGTAGAATTAAATTAGAATGTATTCCTCCGGAAGCATTTAGGATTTCAAATGAAGCAAAAGATATTGATGATGCTATCTTCGTTGGCATCCAGTCAGAAATGTCTCGTTCAGATGTTCGCCAGTATTACCCAGAGTGGGGAGCGAGTATTACAGAAGATGAATGGGATCGTCTTGGCAGTGGCGAAGAATGGCTTGGTAATGGTAAATACAGTGAAGATGTGGCTGCAAGAAAAGATATTACAGGTCAAAGCTATTGGCAAGGATATCAAGGACGCAGTTCTTACCTTACTGAAGCAAATCAAGAGGTAACACTTACAGAGTCATGGCTTAGAGTAGACCGTGATGGTGATGGTATTGCAGAACTTAAACATTTTATTACAATAGATAATCATATTCTATATGAAGAAGATGTTGAGTTTGTTCCATTAGCATCTATTGTACCGATTGATATTCCACATGAGTTTTATGGTTTGTCTATGGCAGACTTCACTCGAAGTAGCACACTAGCAAGCACAGCTATTCTTCGTGGTTTTGTTGAAAATACTTACCTTACTAACTATAGCCCTAAACTGGCAGATCCAAACGTAGTAGACTTTAGCGCACTTCAAAACATGAAGCCTAAACAAATTATTCCTACTAACGGTAATCCACAAGGTGCTGTAGCACAACTACCACCTGAAACTATTTCTACAGGTACTGTACCGCTACTCGAACATCTACAGTTGATTAAAGAGCAAGCGACAGGAATGTCTAAGGCCGCGCAAGGACTTAATGATACACTTTATGTATCAGGTAACTCTGAGCAAAAACTTAGCGCTGTACAATCAGCAGCACAAAAACGAATCCAGCATATCGCGCGTAGATTTGCAGAAACTGGATTTAAGCGGTTGATTAGTGGTATCTATAGAACTATGTATACTAATATGAAAGGCAAACAGTCTTTTGCAATGGATGGTATTTATAGTACAGTTAATATGAGTGAATTGCCTTCTTCTATGGACGTAGAAATTTTCCTCGATATTGGTGAAAACTCTAACGCTACAGTTATTAATAAGCTTACTAAGATCGGTGCAGAGATATTGCCCGGACTTAATAATCAAGGCGCAGGAATGGTTATTAAACCAGAAGCACCTGCAATTCTTGCAACTAAGCTTATTGAAGCTATGAATATTGATAGTAATGACTTCCTTGAAGACTATACTACAGATGAGTTTAAACAAAAAGCTGAACAGGTTATTAAACAACAAACAGAAGCAGCACAAGCACAACAAGCTATCGAACAGCGTAAGCGAGAGGCAGATACGTCACTTGCAGAAGCAAATGTTACATTTACAAATGCTCAAAGTAAAAATACAATGGACGATAACTCTAAACAATTGGCAGTTGCTATTGATAAGCACTTCCAAGAATGGGCTGACCTTACTATTAGGGCTGTTAAAGAAGGTGCAGAACTTCCAGAACATCCAGGCTTTGATCAAGTCCTTATGATGGCTAGAGAAGTAATTCAACCTGCACCAAAACCTCAACAACAACCTATGCCATCACAGGCACAGGAAGGAATAATGTAAATGGATAAGTATCGACAGACAGCCGAGAAGAGGCTGAGTAATGATAAGTCATACGGAAATCATAAAATTCATCCCGAAGAATTAGCGCGAAGAGCGCACGTTAAGGGCCAATTTGCAGCCAAAGAACGGGATGAATTTTTTGATGAAGTCTATGGTGAAGTCTTAGTAGATTTCTTTGTTGAGTGGCTCAAAACAGATCCACATGAAACTAAAACTCGTGAGTTCCTCTACTCTTCAGCGATGGCACTAGGTAGTGTTAAGCAGAAAATGACAGACTTCGAGATGTACGGTAAGAACGTACCACACCTTATGGAGGACAACAATGAAGGAAATTGATTATAACGCACTGCTAAATAATTGTGATATTATGATTAACACGCTTGAGTATGACTCAATGCGAAGTGCAGGTAAATGTAAACTTAATTCTGATACTCTCGTTAACTTACACAATCTAAGAGAGAAGTATCTTAAATTAATTACGCCAACTCCTACTAAGAAGGAGGCGAAATAAATGAATAATCCTGAAGCAAACACAGACTCTACCCCTATGGATGATTCTGCGCCTATGGACACAAGTCAAACTGAAGAAGCTTTGCTGGCTGACATTATGCGAAACTCCGAGTTCGTTGATACTCTACCCAATGAGCAAGTTCCACAGTTAGACGCGGAAGACTCTGATTATGAAGACCCAGAAGAATCAGACGAAACCGATAACGTTGATGAAGAAGAAGAAGACGAGATTGAAGAAGAAGAAACAGCGGATGCGGATGACGAGTCTACCCAAGAAGCCGATGTGTACACTCCTGATGATCTTGACTTGGAAGCACAAGTACTTGTCAAAATTGATGGCGAGGAAGTTGCAGTTTCCTTTAGTGACCTTATTAAAGGTTACTCTACTGAACAACATCTTTCTAACGAGGGTCGAAAACTTGGTGATGCAAGAAAACAAATGGAAAAAGAATATGAGTCTAAGGTTGGCGAAATAAGCAACATGGCTCAAGCTTCTGCTGCAATTCTGTATAGTTCAGAAGAGCAGTATTCCAAAGAATACCATGAAATCGAAAAAGCTATTGAAAAAGCCCGTGACGAAGGTGACACCTATGAAGTAAATGAACTCAAAGACAAACGAGAACAAGCCCAAAAGAATTATTGGAGTGCGCGTAATCAACGCGAAAAGATCGTTGAAGGAGTTCAAAAACAAACACAACAGCAACAAGAAAAAGCTTGGCAAGAACAAATTGAACATTTTAATCAGACTATCCCTGATCTGATTCCTGACTTTGATCAAGAAACAGCCATGTCAATTAGAGAGTTTGCTATTGGTGAGGGCATTGCGCCTGAACTTCTTGATACTGTTGCTGATCCTGTACTTATTAAATTTGTTGATGATTACAGGCGTTTGAAACAGGGTGTTAGTAAAGGAACGGCTAAGCGTAAAACTAAAGCAGTTAAAAAGGCTCCTATTCGTAAAGCAAAAACTCGTACTCAAAAAGAAGTTGATGCTCAAGAACAGATTCGTCAAAGAGCGCTTAGTGAAAACGCTAGCTCAGATGATCAAATGGATTTTCTTAGAGGTCTTGCAGAACGTTCATTATCAAATATTTAATACCTTGGAGGTATAATTAAAATGGCTAATAATCTTGGTGTTCGCGGCACCGGAGGTCCAGGTGGACCAGCTCGCGGAACTGGCAAAGACGTCTCACAGCGTGAGGATCTTGCAAACTTTATCACGATGATTACTCGTGACGAAACTCCTTTTACTTCTTCTATCGGTAAAGCAAAAGCTACAGCTATCTACCATGAGTGGCAGACAGATGTACTTGAAGCTCCAGGCAACTCTCGCATTGGCGAAGGTACAGACTGGATTGCTCCTACTGCTGACGGTTCTGGCGGTACAGGTGCAACACCTGCAACTGGCGCTAAGTTTGCAGTATCAGGTCCTAACCGTACACGTTTGGGTAACTATACTCAGATCAACGGTAAGACAATTGCTGTATCAGGCACACGTCGTGCAGTAGATCAGGCTGGTGTAGCTGATGAGTATGCTTATCAGTTGAAGAAGCGTGGTACAGAACTACGCCGTGACGTTGAGTTTGATATGATTCAC